ATGTTCCGCACACAGTAGCAGTTCAAACCTTTTCGGGTAAGCTAAGAAAATGCCGAATCCGCCGAAGCCAGCCGAACTGAAAAGACAGTTAGGCAACCCCGGAAGAAGACCCTTGCCAAAAGAGGTCAGCTTTGTAGAAGGTGGTTATGTTTCACCTGCCCGACCGCTTGAGTTTGCAGGCCAACAGCTTTGGGATGCCGCGATGAAGACAGGCGAGAACTGGATTGCTCGCAACTCAGACACTCAGCTCTTGCTCTTGACCTGTGAGCAGATGGACAGGCGCACCGACCTCATTACCAAGATTCATGAGACAAGCGAGTGGAGACTTTACCGAGCCTTGCATGATTTAGAGAAGATGATTAGCTCAAATCTCTCGATGCTTGGCTTTACCCCGACTGATAGAACTCGCTTAGGCATTGCCGAGGTCAAAGCAGCAAGCAAGCTAGAAGAGCTGATGAGAAAGAAGGCAGAGCGTGTGGCCTCCACAATGGCTGACACCAGTCCCACAAAATCTGATTGACTCAGGTGAAGGGGAAGTTGTCATTGACTTTGCCGAAGCGTTCGGCGTTGTAACTAAGGATTCAATCGCGGGCAGAGCAGGCGAACCATTACACCTGCGAGAGTGGCAGCGCGAACTAATCCGCCATGTCTTTGCCGGGCAAGATGGTTACTACCGCCATGCCATAAACCTAATCCTGATGCCGAGAAAGAACGGCAAGTCTGCGCTTGGTTCTATCTTCGGTCTTTACTCTCTGATTCTCGGAGTCCGAGGTGCGGAAGTCTATTCAGTCGCAGCAGAAAAGGAACAGGCTCGCATTGTGTTCCAAGATGCTAAGCGAATGATTGAGGCAAGCGAAGAACTCTCAAAGCTAACCAAACTTTACCGAGACGCAATAGAGCTTCCGTCAAATGGTTCGGTCTATCGAGTTCTTTCCGCCGAGGCTTACTCGAAAGAAGGTCTAAACCCATCGGCTGTAATCTTTGACGAGCTTCACGCTCAGCCCAATCGAGAACTGTTCGATGTTATGTCGCTGGCTATGGGTGCAAGAGGTCGCTTGGCAACCCTAATCGCCATCACCACACCCGGAGTTCGCACCGACACCACAGGTCAAGACTCAATTGCTTACACGCTGTATCAGTATGGGCAGAAGGTTGCTAGAGGTGAAGTAGATGACCCGACTTTCTTCATGGCAAGTTGGGAAGCACCCGCCGAAGCTGACCACACACAACCTGAGACTTGGCGCATCTCTAATCCGGGTTACGGAGACATCTGCTCGGCGGAAGATTTCGAGTCGGCAGTTAGGCGAACACCTGAGCCAGAGTTCCGCACAAAGCGATGCGGGCAATGGGTATCGTCAGCGGTGTCATGGTTGCCATCAGGTTCTTGGGAAGCCTGTGAAGCACCGCTCGACCTGACAGACAAGGAATACATCATTGGCTTTGATGGCTCGTTCTCAGGTGACTCAACAGTCCTAGTTGGTGCAACCATCGAAGACGAACCGCAAGTCTTTATGATTCAGGCATGGGAGAAAGACCCAAACATTCATGACGCTACTTGGCGAGTTGACATCCTTCAAGTTGAGAACAAGATTCGAGAGTTCGTCACCGCCAACCCCAAAGTCAAAGAAATAGCTTGCGACCCTTATCGCTGGCAAAGGTCAATGCAGGTTCTCGCCGAAGAGGGCTACCCAATCGTTGAGTATCCATCCACTAACGCAAGGCGCATGGTCCCAGCCTGCGCCAAATTCTTTGACGCTGTTGTTGACAAGAAGCTCAGACATGATGGAGACCCGCTACTGGCTCGTCATCTGTCAAACGCAGTAGTAAAAACCGACAATCTAGGAGTCAGGATAGTGAAAGAAAACAGAGCATCATCACGCCGTATTGACGCAGCCGTCGCAGCGGTTATAGCAGTAGATAGAGCCTTACAGGTTAGAATAGAACCCGAACAACTAACTCCGGGTGTCTATGTCTTCTAAATTGGTCACAGCTCTACAGGTTGCAGGGGCAATCCTAATCAGCACAGGGTTAGGAATCATCTTCTTGCCTCTGGGTCTAATTGGCCTTGGGGTCTTTTCAGTCTTGTTTGGACTAGCACTAGAGAGAACAAATGCTCAATAACCTATTCGAGAGAAGAGCAGTCACACCTAACAGCCTTTGGGGTGCAGGTCTTGACTTTGACCTTCAGAACAACTCAGGCACTTTTATTGACGAAGACAATGTCTATAAACTCGCTGGAGTCTCCGCTGCAATCTCGCTAATCGCAGGCACAATCTCAACTCTGCCGATGGATGCGTGGATTAGACGCGATGGTCAGAAACTTCTCATGAGGCCAAAGCCTGACTGGGTAAACAGACCAGATGTTTCCTTCGTTGACCGCACTCCATTCATTAGCTCAATCATTAGCTCACTCATGCTTGACGGCAACGCTTTCGTTCGAGTCTTCCGCGATGAAGACGGATTGCCGATTAACCTGACAGTTCTCAACCCGACCAAAATCAAAGTGCATCGCAACGGCATTGGTCGAGTCATGTTCCACTATGAAGAGGACAACAGAACTTATACATCAGACGAAATTCTGCACATTGTCGAATCAGTAATGCGACCTGGACAAATCCGAGGCGTGTCACGCGTTGAGGCGATGAAGGATGCACTTGGTCTAGGACTTGCCCTTGACTCATACGCTCAGCGATTCTTCGGACAAGGCGCATCAGGAAACTATGCGCTAGTTACTCCACAGTCTTTGACAGAAGACCAAGCAAAGATGTTGGCGAAGTCGGTTGACGCTCGTCATGGTGGCTGGAGAAAAGCTCACAAGACAATCGTTCTGCACTCTGGTCTTGACATCAAGGACATCGGCATAAACCCAGAGGAATCACAGCTTCTCGACTCACGCAGAATGTTTATCGAAGACCTCTGCCGAATCTGGAACATCCCAAGCCACATGATGAATCTGCCGGGAACTAACACCTACAGCTCGGTCGAAGCTACGCAGATTGAGTTTGTCACTCACACTTTGAGACCCTATGTTGCAATCATCGAGAACACTCTCTCGACTTTGCTTCAGGTCTATCCAAACGGACAGGGCGCATTTGTCGAGTTCAACATGAATAGCCTTCTTCGAGGCGATGTTGCATCACGCTTCAGCGCATACTCGCAGGGCATTCAGGCTGGAATCTTGACAGCCAATGACGCAAGAGTTGCCGAGGGTCTTTCAAAGATTGACGGCGGAGACATCCTCAGAGTTCCGCTTTCCAATGTCAACATTGACGCAGCAGATTTGGTTGCAACCGACAAGCGTGTTCTCATGGCACAGCGACTAATCGTCGCAGGCTTTGACCCACAGGAAACACTTGCAGCTATGGGCTTGCCACCAATCGAACACACAGGCGTTCCATCAGTCCAGCTTCAAGGTGTCGCACAGATTAACCCTGCCGACCCACAATCTGTTTACCCGGAGGGATAATGCAAGCACCTGCAACGCTAAACCTAAACTGCTGGCAAGGCGCATCTTTTGATTACAACCTGACATGGACTTTGAACGGAACAGCAGTCAACCTGACTGGCTACTCTGCAAGGATGCAGGTAAGAGAAACTTATGACTCAACAAGTGCCGTCATCAGTCTGACATCTGGAACTGGAATCACACTTGGCGGAACTGCCGGCTCAATCCTTCTCGACATCTCCGCAACAACAACCGCAGGCGTTCCCTCTGGTCAGTATGTCTATGACCTTGAGCTAGTGACTTCGGGAGGTTATGTCACTCGCTTACTAGAAGGTAACTTCAATGTTGACCCAGAGGTAACTCGTTGAGCGTAATCACAGTCACAAGTGGCACAAGCATTGTTCAAGTCACCGCACCGAATACCGCAACCATAACCACTAGCGGAACATTCAGCGCAACTGTCAATCAGAACCAAGCCACACTTGTAGACAACATCATCGGCGCAACCGCAATCGCCGAGCCTGCCTACATTCAGTTCAATGTCAATTCAGTTCCGTCTATCGCAGTTGGTCGGATTGGTTGGAATGACGCAGACAAGACCCTAGAGCTAGGCATGACCCCGACTGTCAATCAGAATGTCGGGCAAGAGCTTTTCATCTTGGCAAAGTCTTCGGATGGTAGCGAGCGCACTAAGGGCAAGGCAATCTATGTCACAGGCTCAGACGGCAATAACAAACTTGTCTCCTACGCTCAGGCAAACTCAGAGGTCACTAGCTCAAAAACCATTGCAGTAATGGCGGAGACAATTAGCGGTGGAAGCAAAGGATTCGCTGCCAGCTTTGGACTTGTCAGGAACATAAACACCAACGGACTAACCGAAGGCGCAGCAGTTTGGCTTTCTCCAACAGTCCCCGGCGGTCTAACTTCTACAAAGCCAGTCCCACCAAACAACTCAGTCTTTATTGGCTATTGCGTTAGAGCCAATCAGAACAATGGTGTTCTATTCGTCAACATTCAGAACGGATACGAACTAGACGAACTTCACAATGTTAAGTTCAATGGTCTAACCGATGGGCAGTCGCTTGTTTATGATTCGGCAACACAGCTCTGGGTGAATGAGACAGTCTTGGGACAACCAACAGTTTTATCGGTTGGAACAGTTACAAGCGGAACAGCCGCAGCCGTAACAGTCACAGGCACAGCACCATCGCAGACTTTGAACTTTGTTTTGCCGAAAGGTGACAAGGGTGACACAGGTGCGACTGGCGCAACCGGAGCAACTGGAGCTACAGGTCCGACTGGAGCGACTGGGGCAACAGGTGCAACTGGCCCGCAGGGGGCAAAAGGAGATAAGGGTGACAAAGGGGATACAGGAGCTACAGGACCAACTGGAGCAACTGGAGCAACGGGAGCAACTGGCGCACAAGGCCCACAGGGCGAACAGGGCATTCAAGGCCCTAAGGGCGACACAGGAGATACTGGTCCAACTGGCCCTGCTGGTCCTACTGGCGCGACTGGCGCACAAGGCCCACAAGGTATTCAGGGTGAGACTGGACCTGCTGGACCAACAGGAGCAACAGGAGCTACTGGGGCGACAGGACCAACAGGCGCAACAGGACCGCAAGGCGCAACTGGAGCGACAGGGCCACAAGGACCTTCTGGAGTTGTAGCCGCAACATCGCCGATTGTTTACAACGCTGAAACTCAAACAATCAGCATAAACACAACCGCAGGCGGCATCACAATCAATGGCACAGCGGTTGCACTAGGGGGAACAATAACTGTGAATGCGAGGCTCGGCTAATGCCATACTTCATAACTGACCAATCACCTGACTGCGCAGGTTGGGCAACTGTAAAAGAAGACGGCGAAGTAATCGGTTGTCACACAACTAAGCAAGATGCTATTGACCAGATGGTCGCTGTCTCAATCTCTGAAGGCATCGAACCCGGCGGAGAGAGAGCTAGACCAAACGAGCTTGAGGTTGGCGATTATGTTTCTTGGAATACATCAGGGGGTCGAGCCAGAGGCGAGATTGTCCAGATTGAGCGAGACGGAACAATAAATGTCCCAGACTCGTCATTCACAATCACAGGCACTCCCGATGACCCTGCTGCTTTGATTCAGGTTTACCAAAGGGTAGAAGGCGGCTGGGATGACACCGATGTTTATGTTGCACACAAGTTCTCAACGCTAACAAAGATTGACCCGCTTCCAGAGCCAATGGATGAAGATGACGAAGACGATGACGAGGTTCGTCAGGTTGACCTAACTGCACCTGCATACATGAGGGCATCTGCTCGCAGAGGCTTGCAATGGTATGCGGAAGGGCTTGGGGGAGACGGATTGGTTGACCGCACAATCCGCGAAGCTCGCTCAATGGCTGAGGGCAATGTCTCGGCAGACAAGTGGGTTCGCATTGCAGCTTGGATTGCTCGTCACATTGGAGACCTTGACTCACCTGACGCAAACCCAAACTCAGAAAACTTCCCATCACCCGGAGTTGTTGCAATGGCTCTATGGGGTGGCGGAACAACTAAGCGTTCTGCAAGACGCGCACAAGCCTATGCCGAAGGTGTAGTGACTAGACTAGAAGCCGAACAAGAGAGAGCAAACATGAAGCAAGAGACCAGAAACTTTGACGCTGACTTTGAGCTAAGAGCCGAAGGCGATGGCATGACTTT